ATACCCGGGGCTTACATTTACGGCAGACGTAGACACGCGAAATGTAGCTATCGCGGTGTTTGGTCTTGCGACAGCGCATTGGTTTATTGCAGTTGGGGCAGATCATCTCAAATTCCTTTCAGCTTAGTTGGTTAAAGTTCATGCTTTTTGGTCTTCTGCGGAGGTTAAATTTAATTTTTAAAATGTAGATAAATAAATCAAAATATTTACTGTAAAACTTAGTAGAGAAAAAAGAAGGCCAAGTTGTGTTTTTATCAGTAATGTGGTATTTTTTATCCATTGCTTTAAACCAACCATGATTATGTAAATCGTATAAAGTGGTTTGAGCAATAATAATATGAAGCATATTAACTTTGATAATGTCTTGTAAGGGTTCTCTTGTTGATTCTTTTGTTATATTCATATTCAAGAATGCCATGCTCAATTCCTTTCAGCTTATCAGGTTAAAGTTTTCTTCTTGCTATATTTATTATAATCGTCCGAATCCTGTGATAAGTGAAAACATCGGATTTTATAAACAGGACTTGGAATATTATCGATTGATAGCTCGGTATTAAACGTAAGTGCTTGTATGAATCCTAAACCTCTACAAAATTCGCATTGACTGGCTAACTTTTCGTGTTCGGATAAACAATATTTCTTTTCGGCTCCAGATATATCGTTATCGTCAATTTTAACAGAATATAACATTTTAGAATACGGCTTACCGTGATGGTCATATCGCTTGTATGGATATTCTTCATAATGGCCGGTAACTATTTCGGGATAATTAATATTTAGAATTTCATTATGCTGGGCATTATATAACTCATTATAATCATTGATTGATATTCCACAAGAGGATAGCATAAACCAGTTTACGGCACTTATAGAACTTGAGAACACAAGGCATTGCAGTTGCCGTTGGTTGGTTAACTGTAATATATCCGGCATGATTCGGGTTGGCTTCAGATAGCTTTTAATTTGCTGTAACTCAGGTCTTATTAATCCCTTATCTTTCATAAGATGGTTGATAAATGTTGATTCCATGTTACTTAATATCCTTTCTCGATAAAGACGTTTCGCCATTTCTCGGTTATTTCTGTTGATCTACATATATATTCGAGGTCTATATATTTTGTATTGCGGTCATTTTCGCCTTGCATGAACTTATCGGATAGAACTGCCTGTACTGCCTTAGATATATCATTTTTGGTAAATCCGTCTTTGAGCCGTGCTTTAATTTTATCTTTTCTTAATTTGGTGAGTTTATATAATTTGGGGTCGCGTTCGGATTGCACGATATAAAAGTCGTAGATTTCTTGAATATCTTTATATTGAGATTTTTTTAAATCGACATCACGGTCGACATCCGTAGGATTCGACATAGAAGTAGTTTCAGTTTCAGATTCAGATTCAGATTCAGATTCAGAGTTGGTATACCCTTTGGGTAACCCTTCCTGTAACCCTTTGGGTAACCCTTTAGCAAACCCTTTATTAACTATTTGTCGTATAATAGATTGTGGGATTTCAGACAATTCAGCAGCCGCTTTTTTTAACTGATTTGGGTTATCAATCTTATTGTGTTCAAACCAACTTGGAATAATTAACACCCGATTGTCCTCAAAGTAATAAATCAAACCCTTTCGTAACAGTTCACCAAAGGGTTTACCTAACCGTTTACTTAACCATTCCAAATCACTTAAAATATATAATTTACTAATAACATAAATTCCTATTGTATTGGAATGTTGGTTTGATAAAATGTAAATCCATAACAATTTAGCATCTACTGAAAGAGTGCGGAATTTATCATTATTCCACATCTTTTTGTAGACTTTAGCATATTCAGCCATATCGACCGCCTATAATAACAGCCTCACGAGCAAGCTGGAACAAATCGGCAAAGATTTACTCACTCGTTTAGCTGTCGTTAATTTAGATTGATTGTTCCAATTTGTTCCATACCACAATAATACCCTAAATCACCGCGCCTGTCAAGCGGAAAGGTCATTGAGTTACATTACGCATAACCTCACTCATTTTCTCAATTTCTAAAAGATTATACAATACGTCATTTAATTTCTGAATGTATCGTTGGTGAAAGGCTGATGGCTCAACCTCAGCTTCTGGGTTAACATCCCTTTCCATGTAGCTATTATCCGTAAAACAGTCAACTACCATAATTGTCGATTCTTTTACCTTTGCTAACCGTTCGTTGATACCATCTAAATCGTTTAGAATCGTTGATATTTTGAATTCCGCTTCTGGTATTGCTCTCGGTGATTGCTTAGCTGGTATTGCTCTTTCCATAATTTCTCCTTTGTTAAATTTTCGCTTTCATCACTCTATAAGTCTACTTTCTCTGGGCATATTGCCTCCTTATATAAAACAACGCGGCAAGGCGGATATGATACAACTCGGATGGTGTTCCGCCTTGCGTTGCTGTAATTATTCTCTGATTATAATAAGTTGTATCATACCTCTATATTACAACAATCATTTTTAAAAAGCAATCTTTATTTTAAAATACTTTCTTGACAGAAAACGGATAGACCTAACCTGCTTAAAATGTAAGGCTTATATTACTTATGCACAATTATAGGGCGTAAATAACTGTATTTTGTTAAAGATTTATCTTGACAAAACAATTAAGGATAATTATATTACTGCCGATGATAAGAATAAACCGAAACTTGGAGGACGAGTAAATGGATTACAAAGTAGAAGTAAAAAGACGCTATCCCGATGACAAATATGACGAGAGTGAAGTATTGGAAATATTTCGTGATGGTGAAAGCGTCGAAAAATATTATGAGGGGGAACCGGAAGATAATTCTTTTTGTAGAGATTGGAATTGGGTAGACCAACAATTATTGCAAGCGTATAAATGGGGAATTGAGGACGGGAGAAAGGAGTCAACATGAAAAGTAAACTGGAAATAATTAAAGCTATCGACGAGGAATACTGGAAACGGAAACGTGAGGATTGCACAACCCAGGCGGGTTTTGCGAACATAGTCGGCATCAGCCAGACGCAGATGACCGACATACTCAATTACGGGATTGTCCGCACTGACGAGACTTGGGCAAAGCTTGAAAAGTATTTAAACGGTTAGGGGGTGATGGCTGATGAATGAAAATACCATTTGGAATGAGCAACAAAATAATCCTGAACTTGTAATATGGGATGCAATAAAAGCGTTTAATTTATCTGAAAATCAAGCTAATGAATTAAGGCAGATATTATTAAGGCGTGGTATTAATAAATGGCTATGGGGCAGAAGGCTTTTCATAAAACTTAAACACGATGTTAAAGCGGAACTCAAGGAGGCTTTTCGTCTTAAATATCCTAAACCTGAAAGAATGATATTACAAAGAATTAATAGTCGTATGCAGGAAATAGCCAAGTTACCTCGTTGGATTGAATGGCCTAAGACAACAAGCAGAAGATGGAATAAAATAGAACCATTGATAGAAATAAAGGGGAAACGTTGTTAAGAAGCGTAACCGCAGAAAGCGAGGTAAACGATAAGGAGTCAGGATAGCATGGAAATATTAACCAGTATTGGAATGTCTATGTTGGTTATTATAGCTTCAATTATAATAATCATTCTGGGTGCGGCTTTATTGATAATAGCATTTTGTATAGAAATAGTAATTCCGATAGGTTTCTTGTTGGGGGTACCTATACCAAGTAAAAATGCAAGATGGTATGACCATGTAGCTCAGTTTGCGGTGCCTGTATTTATATGGGGCGTAACCGCTGGTGTTTACAATTATTTTAATTAAGGAGTCAAGATGAAAGCGAAACAGTATAACTGGGGCAGGTGTGAGGGTGGTAAGTGGCATAAAGTCGTTTATGATAAATGGTATTCCTGTTACGAAGCCTATTGCAACAGAGAGATTGCATTCTTTGAAAAGTCTGAAAAACTCCGTGTAACCCACCCCAAATCTGATGTTTGCAAACGCTGTCTCAAAATAATGAAAGGTAAACGATGAAAACCAAACCAAATCGTTATAATGTACTGCTTGATAAGTGTATTGAAGGCATGACCGCCGACCGGATTGCCAGACTGAAGGCGAAACTTAACAGGTTAAGAAAGGAGAAATAACATGGAAATAACAACCCTTATATGTGATAAATGTGGAGATAAGGTACGTCAATTAATATCACATGATTTGTGGTATTATCCCACCGGCAGTATTACTAAGAATAAAACAGACATCGAGCTATGTGTAGGATGTAGTAATGTATTTGACAAAGAAATTCAAGATATACATGATAAATATTTGAAGATAAAAGCAGAGGGGAAATGATGAGCGATAGAATTATTCGCAACGTCAATAAGAAGTTGCCGCCTTATGAGGATATAAAAATATCCGATGTGCGCTATGACGATAGTGAGAATCATGGCACAGCCCGACTCTGGATGTGGGAAACCAACAGAGGTTGTAATATTGAATTTATTATTGAAGATGATGAGATTGTAATAATCAAACTCATTATAGATGCTGAGGATGGTATATACCATTGGCTTGATGAGGATGCTGTTGGGTCTGGTATCAGCGAAACGCTGAAAGAGGAATCACAAACAGACCGAGAGTTGAGAAATGTCAGTTCAATCAAGTAACGTCAGTGTTGGGAAAGTCGAAACGGCACTGGCAAAGGTCAACTGGGCAATCGCCGAACTGCGGAAGATTCGGGACATTAAGCCAGCAATCGCAAGTATAGAAATAGCAAGAATTGCTAAATCTTTGAAAGTTGAATCTGTTGCGCTTGATAATCTGTTGCAACAAGTCGGAATTAAAACCATCGACGGCGGATATACCGCCAAGATTAAATAAGAGGAGTGATGAAAATGAATGAGCAATTTCATGAGGAACGTCAAAAAGGAATAGGCGGTTCCGATGTGCCGGTATTACTTGGCAAGTCGCCATATAAATCAGCATACCAGCTATATCTTGATAAGCGGGGGTTACTTGAGCGTGAACCTGAACCGGATAATGGCGCTTTGTATCACGGTAAATTACTCGAATCATTAGTTTTGAGCGAGTTTGCTAAAGCAAATAATAAACCGTTATTAAAAGTAAGCCCCGAAGAGTTATTTTTTACACATCCAGAGAATGATTGGATGTTGTGCCATCTTGACGGTATCATCGCAACGGGCAATGGTGATAATATCACGGAAATCGTCGAGGCGAAAACATCCGGTCAATACAGGGCTTCTGAATGGGGCGAGGAAATGACAGACGAAATTCCCGAAGATTACATCCTTCAATGCCAACATAATATGTATGTAACCGGAGAGGGGGTGAGGCTGGCATGGGTTCCGGTATTGATTGGTGGTAATAATCGCAGATGTTACAAGGTCGAGCGGAACGACAAACTGATTAGCAACCTGATAGAGATTGAAAAAGATTTCTGGTTTAATCATGTGCAGGCTGAAGTTCCGCCAGAGGTTGATGGTTCGGAACGCACGGCGAAAGCATTATCTAAGATGTTCGCTATCGATACAGGTGAAGCGGTCGAGGCGAATGATGAGATTATGGGAGATATTCGCCATTTAGCAGACTGCAAGGAACGCATTGACGATACAAAATCACAAATAGAGCTTCACAAAAACAGAATCAAAGTATTCCTGCGTCATAAATCAATTATCACCCGTGATGGCAAAATATTCTGCACTTGGAAAAAAGCGGCGGATGGTATTAAAACAGATTATAAAGCCATCGTTACTGAACTTAATCCCGATGCGGGATTAATTAAAAAGCACACAGAGAAAACAATCGGCAGTCGCCGGGTCCTACCAAAATATAAACTTATAGAGGAGTTGCAAAATGACAGCGAATAAAGAATTAGTTAAAACAAAATCAGCTGAATTTAAAAACTATTTGCTAAGGGCAGAGGACGTTATTAAGTCAGTGTTACCTAAGCACATGACACCGGAGCGAATGATTAATATAGCCTATACTGCGTTGAGTCGCAATCCGGCACTACTGGAATGTAATACAATCAGCATGGTTAAAGCGGTTGTGCTATCAAGCACTCTGGGTCTTGAACCGGAAACACCATTAGGGCACGCCTATCTTGTGCCATATCGAAACAATAAAACAGGGCAAAAAGAAGCGCAGTTTATCATCGGCTATAAAGGATTGGCTGACCTGATGTATCGGTCGGGCAAGGTTGAATCCATCGAGGCACATGCGGTTTATGAAAACGATGACTTTAAATTTGAGTTGGGTTCAAATTCTTATATCAGCCACAAGCCAAAACTAACTGGTGATAGAGGCAAGATACTATGTGCCTATGCGGTGGTTCATGTCAAAGGTTCGAGCAAGCCGGTTATTGAAATAGTCGGGCAAGCCGAAATAGATTTAGCTAAATCAAAATCAATGTCGGCAAATAGTGATTATTCACCCTGGAATCAATTCCCCGCTGAAATGTGGAAAAAGACAGCCGTCAGACGAATTGCTAAATTATTGCCATTATCTATTGAGAACCAGAATGTAGCGATTGCAATAGAGCATGACACTCGTGCCGATTTGGGTTTAACGCAAGAGTTACCGCCAGAGTTGGCTGAAATAGCTCCAGAAGACGAAATAGATACCACATCAAAAACCGACAAGCTCGCCGATGAGGTCGAAAAGAAAAATAATACCTCTACTGAACCGCCATCAGGCGAACCACAGAGACAGGACATTACAGCGAATCAAGCAAAAGCAATTGAGAAAATGGCGAAGCGGGCATTAAAGGATGGTGTCATTGAGCAAGCTGAATATGATACTACCATTGAGGAGATTCCGAATCTATCGATGAATGATGCAAGTACCCGGATAAAAAGCTTGAGCGAATTGTTAGATAATAAGTAGAGGAGATTAGAAATGAAAAATGAAATCACTGTAATCCAAGATACCGCTTTAGGGTGGGCTGAAAAAGCAACTCAGATAGTGGTTAAAGACCAAGAGTCTTATGATGTTGCGGCTAATACATTAAAAGCTATTGCTCGCATGGAAAAACAGATTAAAGAGCATCATTCACCGATAAAGAAAGCCGCCAAAGAAGCTCACAATATGGCGGTAAAGGCTGAAAAGAAATTCCTCGAACCTTTAGATGAAGCCAAACGCATAATACAAAATTCGATTGTAGCATGGACTACGGAACAGGAACGCATTAGGGCAAACGCTGAACGTAAAGCAAAAGAAGAGGCACGGAAAAAAGAGGAAGAGGAGCGTATCGCAATAGCAGAAAAAGCAGAAAGTGAAGGTAAATCTGAAATTGAAGTAGAAGAGATTCTCGATACACCAACACAGATAACTCCGGTTGTTGTAGACACTCCCAAAATCAAAAAGGTTGAGGGTGTTTCTACAAGGAAAACGTGGAGTGCTAAAGTCGTCGATATTCAATTGCTTTGTCGGGCTGTCGCCGATAATAAGATACCATCCGAGGCGGTATTTGCAAATATGACGTTTCTTAATTCAATGGCAAGGATTAGCAAGGATAGTTTAGAAATACCCGGAGTTATCGCAGTTGAGAATACTGGTATATCTATAAGGTCTTGAGGGAATCAGGTTAAACGTCTCGTCATAGAGACGCCTCTAAGCCGCCAGTGTTCCGGAGGGGATGCTGGCGGTGAATGAAAGCTATTTGGCAACTAATAACAAAGGAGAAGATTATGGCAAATAATTTAATAAAGAGACTTGAGGATGTAGCGAAGTCAATGGCTGGTGTAAATCTTGAATTGTTATCAATTCGCATGGATTTAAGAAAGCTTCTAAAAAACAACACGACTACGAAGCGTGTCGGATGGGTGGTGTTTAGAGGCAAAGAGCCAATATATGAATCAATTGCTAAATCAAAAAGCTGGTCAATTATAAATTATAATGAAGCAGGTTTTGATTATTATTTAGACAGAGGAACACTTAACATACCAGTAGTCTGCAAGAAGCTATTCGTCGAGACAGATTAACAAAGGAGAAAGCTATGGAAAGAAAATATCATTGCAAAAAATGCAATAAGGAAATAGATGAAGGGGATGCTCACGTATGGTATCTCTGTCCTGACTGCCGAAAAAGATTTACGTTTGTTAGAAGCCATGTACGTATAGATTCTAATAACAAAAGATCAAGAACAAGGGGATATGTAAAAGCTAAACAATATAAAACTTAATAATCGTGGGCGGTGTCCTACCGGCTCTCTTCTGAGCCAAAATGCACCTAACACCAGCACCGCCCATGAGTAAAATGAAAGGAGTAAACGTGGATAAAGAATTAATAGATAAAGTTGAAAACATTGAAAGAAGAATGGCAGACCTGCAACTTGATTTAGTATCATTGCGAGTAGGGCTACGAAAAGAAATGCAATCCGACCAGCCGGACGATGAGCCGGTGGATGTGTGGGTTCATTCTCCAGAATTTAGCATAGACGAAACTTGCTATAGTTTTACTAATACTGTTACAGTGAGAAGTAATTACAGTAAACAAGACCTTCTCGCCCTCCTCAACGCCGGTGAGCGCAATAAGCAGGCGTTAACGGTTGCGATGGAGACATTGAGAGAAGCTGTTAAGCCAAATACGCAAATAAATTGGGGACAATTGTTTAGAGATAACGAATTTATAGTTGATATAGGAAACACTCTTTATCGTATCAACAAGCTAACCGGAAAGGATGTAACATGAACAAAGAAACAATGGAAAGATTAGAAAAGATAGAAGCTCGGATACATGATTATGAACTAAATGAAGAATTGCAACATCTCGAAAGGCGATTAACTAATGCTATAGCTAACCAACCCGACCCGCCCGAAGCCGAGCCGAAAACAGAGAAGGTAAAGATGTGGACAGTTGGTATACATAGTTTACGCAGAAATCCAATTATTCTAAAAGATGGTAAATACTATGCTGGTATATCTACGAATTTAATGGCAGAACACTTAATTAAACACCTCAACGCAGGTAAAACCAACAAGAAGATTGCGGAGATTGCGTTCAAAGCGTTAGACTCATATGTTAATGGTGATAATAGTGTGTGGAATCTTCGTGCCTCTCTTGATGAAATCAACGAACTAAAGCAGAAAGGATAAGAGGTGATGCTAATGGAATGAAACCCTGTATTCAAAACACTTTATTTGTTAGTAAATTTAACGCAATGAGTGCTGGTTTATTCCGGCACTCTAACTAAACAGGAGGTGAGTAGCAATGCCAACAAAAGCACAACTAATTGAAGAAAACGAGAAACTAAATAAGTCTATCGCTAACTCTGAAATAGTCGCTAAGATGGTCACCGAACAAGTGCTCTTTCTTAAAGAGCAACTCGCTGATGAGAGCAGTAAGCGTGCTAAAGCTGAAGCAATGATGCTTGAATTGATTTATCAAGACAGTGGTACAGAAGAATGTAAAAGTCTTGGGGATGATAGCGTTGGGCTTACCTATAGCCAAATAGAAAACCTTGAAGGTATGGTTAAAAAGAAACTGGAGGCGTGATGACAAAAATAGAATGGGCTGAAAAGTCATGGAACCCGGTAACTGGATGCACCCCTATATCTGCCGGCTGTGCTAACTGCTATGCAAAGCGTAGGGCAGAAACAAGATTAAGGGGTCGTTATGGCTATCCGGCAGATGAGCCGTTTCAAGTAACATTGCATCCAGATAAGCTTAATAAGCCGTTACACTGGCGTAAACCGGCAAGGATATTCGTTTGCTCAATGGGAGACTTGTTTCACGAGGATGTTGAATGGAACTTTATTTATAAAGTGTTTGAAATGGCAATTGCCGCAAAACAACATCAATATCTAATATTGACTAAACGTGCCAACCGAATGGCAAAGGTTATACCTGAAATCTGGTTTCACTTGGAACGTAATTACAAAGGATATAATATTGACATTCCATTAAAGAATGTTTGGCTGGGCGTGTCCTGCGAGAACCAGAAAGCCGCAGACGAACGCATACCGCTACTCTTGCAGATACCGGCGGCGGTGCGGTTCGTTAGCTTTGAACCGTTACTTGAGGATATTTACACATCACAAATTCCAAGACCAGAATGCTTCCATATTCAACCGTATGGATGGGAGAAATGGCTAAACAAGAAATTACATTGGGCAATCATCGGCTGTGAATCGGGACCTAAACGCCGACCATGCCCAGTTAAAAGGGTCGAGAATATCGTCAATGAATGCCAGGATGCTCAAGTGCCGGTATTCGTCAAACAGTTGGACTTGAACGGCAAAGTCGAGCATGACATCAGCAAGTTTCCCCTGTCGTTGCAGGTGAGGGAATACCCAGAGGTGAAAGATGACAGATAAATTTACCAACAAAGACATATACAAACTATTTGTAATAATCTTAGGCGTGATGATCATAGCAAGCGCAGGATTACATTTCGGAGTTAAGTATTATCTTGACCGCTTTGAGACAAAGCTGGACACCGCCATAGAGCTACGGGAAAGTAAGCAGGCACAGATTGACGAACTCAAGCTCGACATGAAATGTATCAAGAGCTACTGCGGGATTGAATCTATTAATGATTCGGTAATTACAATGGAAACAAAGTTTTGGGATGTAAACAGTATAAGTAAGGCACCTAACTACTGGTACGTGCCGTTGCCGCCGGATGAAGTAATGTTCTATGACCGAAACGGAGATAGATATTTCTATATGTCAAAAAAGGATAGTGTCTTGATGTGGACTGATATGCAACAAGCTATCAATGAAGGCAGGAAAATAATGTGGTGTAAGGATGGAGGGTTCGGGGCTACTAATATCTATAATAAGCCTTAGAGCCAATGGCGTATTGCAAGCCAGAAAGTGAGGCAACCGACTAATGCGGAGCGCACCGAAAGAGGGCAAGAGGTCGATGAATGTTGATACCGGCACTGGTGATAGTGGTTGCGATAAATATCAATCAGAATATCATCAGAGAGAACTCAAAGAACCCAATTTCAACAAGTTGGTCGATGAGTTCAAGCAAGCATTATCAGACGATAGTTTTGAAATATATAATTTTGGTTTAAACGTGAGAGGTAAATTATGACAGATAAAGCATTAGAAGCGATGCATCGTAAGGTCGCAGAGCACTATAAGATAGAATACAATAATTTTATGAATGCTAAATTATATGGAACACTCCGTGCCTGCGCTTACCGGCGAATATACATTTATGTTCTGTATCAATTTTTTGATATACCCTCAAAGGAAATCGCTTCAATGTTTAAATTCAAAAAAGGTTCAGTTAATTGGAATATAAGGCAAGTTAGGAAAGACAAAAATATATCAAAATGCTATAATGATAAAATTATAGACATGAAATGGTTATTATCAAGAGAGTGGCTGAATGATTAATAGCGAAAGGAGAGCGTGATGGGCTTTAAAAGGTTTACCGATATTAAAAATCACAATAAACCAAAAGCTTCAATCCGAACTAATGGGGTAATTGGTTTCAATAAAGCGGCAAGGAATAAATTCATAAAGGATTATAAGTATTGCGAGTTTTACTATGATAATAATAATAAGCAAGTTGGGTTAAATCTTACAAATTTAGATGATGGCCACGTTGCAAATATTAGAATCACAGACAAGGATTGTATGATACCAGCGATAACATTCTTACATAAGTATTTAATACCTTATAATAAGAAGCGTTCATGTAATCCTTTTATTAAATATGATGAAGATATTGCGACTAATTTATTAATTCTTGATTTTGGAATATAAGGGAGAGCATGATGACTAATGATGAAAGAACGATGTTGATAACAAAGGTATTATATAATGATGGGCTAGCCGATGAGTAAAGCCTACAAGTGCCCTAACTGCGGAAGGCCATTAGAATACGAAAGGACACCAGCCGCCTTAACCGACAATGTCGAAGATTCATGTTATTGGGAATGTAAGACATGTTTTAATGTTTTAGAAGATAGGGATGGTAAGCCATATCCCTACGAGGAGAATGAAGATGATTAAAGTATTGTATATATGTTTATTAATTATATCCTTTAATTTAGGATTTTTCTTAGACCATACTTTAAACAAACAGCAATCATCAGAAAGAGATAAGTGCTGGTATTTGATAGGTGGAACGAGTGGTATTAACATGACACTGGAAATGCAAAAAATAACAGGCGACAATAATTATACTAATGTACAATTAGATTCTCTCCGCACTGAATTGAAAATCAAATATGATTTTACAGAAGAAGCCGAGTTAGATTTTGATAACTATAAATAGCACGGAGGAGTAGATGATTAAATATTACATGGGGATAGACCCCGGCATCGTTGCGGGCATATCAATTATCGGCGGTGATGGCAAGATATTATCAGTTGATGATGTGCCATGCACAGAAGTTGCCAGTTATATCGACAACGCATTTGCGTTATGGAGAGGCAAAGATTTCGAGCTGGTTTGCTATATCGAAAAATCACAGGCAATGCCCGGACAGGGAGTTGTCAGCATGTTCAAATACGGTAGAAGTTTTGGCGTATTACTCGGAACGCTGATTGCTTTCAATATCCCATATCAGGAAGTTCGCCCGCAAAGCTGGAAAAAACACATGCTCAAAGATATGGACAAATCAAGTAAGCTTTCAAGCATAAAGAAAGCGGCACAGTTGTTTCCAGAACGCGTACGGGATTTTAGGTTAAAGCCTGGAGCTAAAAGTAGTGTTGACGAGCATAAAGCAGAGGCGACATTAATGGCGGAATACTGCCGTAGAACATGGGGGAAATGATGACCAAGACAAACGAAACAAATACATTCAGTCTGACAATGCTTGGAATAGCCATGTTGCTAACAGTTGGCTTAATAATATATTTAGGCATAAACATGATTCTTGATCCACAAATGGAAGGTGCTGGCGAGGGTTTCATAATTGCTATGTTCTTGATTTGGATAGCTATGCTAATAATAGTTTGCATAGGAAATGGCATAATAAAAGGGGTAAGGTTGTTTATAGGTTGGATTAAGAAACAAGAACGCTGGGGGCTTTGGGCATGACCTTCCCTGACGACTACATCAAAGCGATAGGGGTCAAACCGTATCATGTCGAGGACGATGGGATTATCTACTGCGCCGATTGCCTTGACATACTGCCGAAACTGCCGGCAAAGTCGGTCGATTTGGTGATAACGGATCCGCCTTATTCAGTAGGCACAACAAGTACGGGACATAAAGGTGATTGGTTAGATAATAATATAATAAGACCATTTTTTGAAATATGTTTTTCTGGTGTTAAAACAGCATTAAAAGATAGTGGGGAATTTTATGTAAATACAGATTGGCGGACATATCCTTTTTTATATCCCATTATTGTTCAAAAAATGAGAATTACCAATTGTATTATTTGGGATTATGAATGGATAAAGGCTGGTTCTCATTATCGATTTTCACATGAATTTATTATTTATGGACAAAAATTAGAATGTCAAAAAAGAAAATTCAGTGCATCGGAAAGGGATGTTTGGAGAATACCGCCATTAAATTTCACACGTAAGGAAAAAGCACATCAAGCCGAGAAGCCATTAGAATTAATAAATAAAATGATTGTTAATTCAAGCAATAAAGACGAAATAATATGCGACCTTTTCATAGGTTCCGGATCGACTTTAGTCGCCGCCAAGCAACTCAGACGTAAGTATATCGGAATTGAAATTTCAGAGAAATATTGCGAAATCGCAGTGCAGAGATTACAGCAAGGGATATTGATATGAATTGTAAACCAAACCATACGAATCGCCGTATTAAGCCCGCTACGGCGTTTAAGCCGGCTGGCTGGTATAATCCTACCGGAGATAGGGCTAAATATCAGCCTTGCTATGCGAAAACTAACAGAATTAAGGGAATAAAGGAGAAACAATGAACGTATTTGAAGAAGGAATCCCAACATTTATAGAGAACTGGCCAATGGCATTACGTAAATTATCAATGCCGTCTTTCGATATACCACTTAATCAGAAGGAAGCCTTGGCACTTGGTTCTAATATTAGCGAATTGAATGTGATGTTTCCCCCGCCAGCCGGTCAAGACATATCCGGTATTACTAAACGAATAGATTATAAAATAAAGCATGACATTAAAGGATCAGCTTTCGTCAAGCTCGGATCAAGGTCGCCCAAAGATAGCTGGCATGGCCACAAACACGGATTCAGGGTTAATAGCGGGGCAGAGGCTATTGAATTATTGACTGATTGTTCCGAACGTATCGCTGATGATTTACTGAATGCTATTGCTTGTAATTACATTCCTCGGATATGGGTAAGGCGGTGGGTTGACATTCCTCGATGGACTGAATTTCGATGCTTCGTTTATAAAGGCGAATTAATAGGCATATCACAGTATTTTTATGGGGAATATTTTCCGGAAATAGCCGAATATCACGATAATATTAAAACATCCATCCATAAATATTTTGAAGGTTTCGTCAAGCCAGCTTGTCATTTAGATACGGTTATTTTTGATGTTAATATCACTGCTCATAATAGTTGTAGTCACTTAATTGAGATAAATCCCTTCAGTCAATTTACTGATTTCTGCCTATACAATGATTGCCGGGTAAATAGCGGAGAAATGAACCCGCCTGATTTCGACAAGTTTGATAGAAGTATTAGGTACGTTAAAGAACCTATAATCAAGGAGTAACGATGAGAATATAGGGTGTGGGGGCATATAAATGAAATTGACTAAAATAGAAACAGAGGAGAATAAAGATGGAAACAACAAACAAAAAAGTGAGAATTAGACTAACAAGTAAAATGTTGGGCACAGTTCCAAAAGATAAGGAGGTGTATGCTACCCATATAGCTACCAAGAAACGAGATATGACCACTGAGGAACTGGACAAAGAGCTTGAAACCATAGAAGAAATCGAAGAAAAGGGCTGGACGGGTTTCCATAAAAACGAAAACGGTATATTCATTTACAGCTACATGATTAAGGGATTCCTGAAATCCGCTACTGGGGTTTTAATGGCAACCGGAACTATCAAAAAAATACCGGCTTATAAGAAATGGTTTGACCTTTTGGTGTTTGTATCACCTAAAGAAATCTCATTGGATGGTAAGACCGAACCGGACGGTATTTTAGAACGCTCAATAAGGATGATGACACCAGCCGGGCCGCGAACAGCGTTGGCAAGATCGGATGTAGTCAATGCTGGTACCGAGCTTGAATTTGAGATAAAACTACTAAAAAATACCAAGAAAATCGACATGGATTTAATTGACCTGTGTTTAGGTTATGGCGGCTATGTTGGTCTTGGGCAATGGCGCGGTTCAGGCGGTTACGGACAGTTTGAGGTAATAGCGGAGTAATGTGAGGTGCAGTAACGGTAAAGTGAAGTAGTGTATTGCCCAGTAACAGTAAGGTGACGCATGGTAGTGTTGGGTTTAGTGGGGTTTGGTAACGGTATAGTTCGGTGAGGTCGGGTGAGGTTTGGTATCGGCAATGCAAAGTCAGCTCCCGTGTTGTCCAGTAACGGCAAAGGTAAAGTAGGTCAGTGTCGAGTAATGGTTAAGTTCAATTAAATAACCGCCCAGCGAGGTGAACTGGGCGGTCAGGGGGAAGAGAAACGATGAAATTCTTATTCTGATTTTTTCTTAAATAACAGGTTTTCAACAAAACCGTAAACCATTCCAAATAGCTTTTCCTCTATCTTTTCATTACCCGGAATAAAGTTTGGAACAACTTCGGCTTGTTCAGCGAAAAACTCGACAAATGCCTTTTCTCTTACATCGGGGTCTGCCTGTAAACACTTGTTAAACATTTCCGGCACTTCTTTAGTTACCGCTTCAAACGCTTCCTTAATTTCTTTTTTCAGTTCATCTTTTGTTACTTCTGTCATAATAACCTCCTAAGTTATCTTGTTTCTAAATCTCCATCTTGAACATTCACCGTATCCGGCACAATTGCCTGAATTGTAAATATATTAGTTCCGCTTTTGTTAGCACTTATCAGCCAGTAACTCGTTGTGTCGTTTAATATTGAAGTTGGGGGTAATTCTAATTCCCAGTAACCAAGTGAATCGGTTTTAGTATCTAATCTGGCTAATATCGCCGTATCAGTAGCATCTATCCTAACCGGCCAGTATTCTTGAGGAATAACCGCGCTAACACTTACCTTGTCGATTGGTGTAGTATCAGGGTTTTTAATCCAGCCATAGACTTTACATTTAGTCGTATCGGTCGCACTGCCAGGGTCGAACTCTGTCATCCACAGTGTGTCCGTATCACCGCCGACATCGACAATAAGCGTATCTAATAACTGATCATAGTTGTTGTGAGTTATCGCGACAAAGAAACTATCTGAATCGAGTTCGAGTATTCGCACACCATTTACATCAGTATTCAAGCCATCAACCTTTAATGTTGACTGCGTTATATTCCTGATGGTTATTTTAGCGCCCTCAATCGGCGCAGGCGAACTAATATAACAGATTACTAAGGTTTCCGGTTCTGTGCCGCCGCCGCCAGATAAGGATAGAGCATCGAACTCAGCTTCCATCCAAGTATAATCACCAGCATCTAAACCGCCAGTCGCACTAATAGAATCACCCCACCAATCAGAGCTTATGCCATCAAAATAAGCATGGGTATGAGTTTCATTAATAGTATCGTTAAAGTGATAATCGCCACGTAAGGCATATATAGCGGTTCGATGCAACATTCCAGAGTCTACGCTTGCCGCCTCACCCTGAAAGTCGGTATAATCAGTTAAATTAAAGTCTGTGCCACTATTGCCAACATAAACAACCCCATCGGTAGTTCCCAAGATTGCCATACCAACGCCGTTAGCTCCTAAACCCTTTATGTAGAAAGCTGTATCGTTTTCGACCGTATTATTGACGTAGAATTTCTCTAATGTGAGTGTAACGCCGCCAGTGCCATCAAACATAGCTTCTAAGCCGTCCGCCGCAGTTGCAGTACCGGATATATGAATTATATTAACATCCATAGTTCCCGATAAAATAGTATTATTTGTCGCAATATCAGCATCAATACCGCCAGTGCCATCACCATCTACGTTTTCATGGATGGTATTTACATACTTACCAATCTTGTTTGAGGCATCGGTATATCGACTTGAGTCTGCATTAATATCCCAAACGCCAACGCCTGTTTCATGGTAATAGGTTGCATCAAACGCAGTTGATGTCAATGCACCAGTCTTAATAGAACCACTTACAATAACATCAGCATTCATGCTGGCAACATTAACATCTTGCTCGTAGGTATCTCCATCAATAACTTTAGCTGTGCTATCATGCCATACTTTATAATGCAATACAGAATCACTCGCTAAATACAACAATGAATCTCTTTGGCCATCAGACCAGTTAGAACCACCGCCAGCAGA